CTATTCACCCGATGCAGCGCGCTTGCTGCTTTTCCGTAAGCACCGCTCACGACGCGCCAGAAAATTGTTTCGTTCTGGCTGGGAGTGGCTTTCACGGAATGCCGCCATCCACACGGTTGCAGCACGACGGTATAAGCCCCTGGACTCCAGTTCTTCAGCCTGGCGGGTCAGGCACAAAATCACCCGTGGATCGTTAGTGCCGACATAGAAATTGCGCACAGGTCTGGTTTCTCGAACTGGTTGTGGTTCCGGTTCCTGCGCTCTCTCAGTCAGGCGCGGGAAATGTCTGCGTGTATCTCCTTCACAACGGTGAGCCACACGCCCACTCTGACGTAACTTGCTTGCTGACTGCAGAACGCGCTGCCGTGAGTAACCTGCAAAAGCATCCGCAATGTCTCCGGAAGTACACCCCGGATGGGCTTCAATGAATTTCTGAACTTCATTCAAAAGACTCATGATCACCCCCTGAATCCTGCCGGGATCTGGCTGTAGTCCACGTTGTCGTAACTGGCTTTGAAGTACGGGTCCTCGCGTCTGGCTGCAGATACCGCAGGAACTTCCCAGGATTCTTCGAAATGACGATCCGGACCAAAGAACGTGACAGCCTGTTTCACAAATTGTGTGCCGCTGTTACCCATCGCAGATACCCAGCCCGCGTAGCGTTTCACACCTTCCAGCATGGTTTCGGGGTTTACCCCCTCATTCAAACGGGCTTTCCAGGCTTTGAAGGCTGCAGATTTTGAATTGCCACCAGCACGTTTGGGATATACCAGCCATGCCTGCTCAAACTCCGGAGAGTATTCCGGTCGGTTTGAACGAACTCGCACGGACTCATCAACTGATGCACCAACAGCTATTGGTTCATTGACTGGTTCTTTGACTGGTTCAAAAGAGTGACTGGTTCTGGGTGAATCTCCTGCACTACCCCCTGGTGCAACTCCTGCACTACCTGGTGAATTTGCTGCACCAGATAGTGAATTATTTGCACTACCCCCTAGTGAATCTCCTGCACCATCCAGATGAAGGAGATAGATATTACTTGAGTTACCTTTTTCACCTTTCCGGGTGACTTTTTTTACCAGCCCGGACTCACAAAGGGCCGCAATATGATTCATCACAGAACGTTTGCTAATCTCGCACTGGTCAGCAATATGCTGGTAGCTGGGCCAGCACTCACCCTGATCGCTGGCATTATCAGCCAGCTTGATCAGAACCAGTTTTCGCAATGGATTACCCACTCGAATTTTCATCGCTTTAACCATCAGCTCCATACTCATGCTGCACCTCCGAGATGCTTCATGTTTTTTCCGGAGCGAAAGGCTATAAGCGGCATACTGACGCGGTAATTACGGCCCAGCGGTTCACAAACCACCTTCTGACATTCACGGTCAACCAGGCTAACACGTAGAACATGCCCTGCAGGCGTGGTGTACCACTGCCCAACTGTAGGAATTGATGTTTTTTTACGCTGAAGTAAACGGCGAATATTGAGGCTCAACAGATTAAGCATGACGATGCCCTCCGCTGATATTCAGGAGACGGTGAATATGAAAATTAGCCTTATCCGCCAGACGAATACGTTCAGCCTGCAAGTTAAGAAGGGTTTCTACCAAAACCTGATGCGCCTGCGGATCCGAAAGAGTTACCTTGCGCAGAGCACGTAGTGCAGTTGTTACATAACTGAGTTTATGTAAGTCTTCATCATTCAGACGAGTGAGGGCTGGGACAGTAGCCATGATGGCAGCCTCCTTGATCGGTGAAATACTTCCACCACCGGAAACGCCAATTTCGCTGGTGGTGAACTGAACGGGGTTGGCGTAACCGGTGATCAAGGAAACCGGCGCATCTTTCGATGCCCCCGCCCAGCCCACCATAACTTTGATGTGAGCAAATGCGGACGATAAAAAAGACGCTGGCGCGTCATATATCGCCTTGATCAATTCCAGGACGCCAATCCCGGCACCCGCTTTATAAGGTGCCTGAACAGTGTAACGTCCCGGAATGGCAGAATCAATGTGCTGGTGGTCCTTCACACTCAACAAAATCACGCCTGAATTTCCACAAAGGACTAAAGCACTCATGCGGGTAGTCTTTGCGAAGATAGATAACGCGCTGTGTTTCTGGCTCCCAACGAATAACATGAACATAAAGTCCTCTTCCGTCACGAAACCAGCGGTTAAGTTCCTGCACAACTCGCCCCCCACAGTCAGGTAAAGTTCTCTGTGGTTACTTACAGCCAGGTGATTTGGTAATCTGCATTCATGCCGTAACAACAGGTGTTCAGCGACACTGACCACCAGCTGTTGCGACAAACGGTTATTTGCCGTTAAACTGTTCATGCGTTAGTTTCTCCACAGACACAAAACGCCACGACGCCCGGAGCTGCACACTCGCGGGCGTCACTCTTTTCTGGAGCGCAAAAGATTTTGTAGACCAGTGCTGCATGCTCCTGGAGCTTCGAAATTGACAGATACAACTCATCATTAATTGCTGTCTGCTCGTGTGGCTCCACTACCCCATCTTCGATTGCCGAACGAATCTGCTTTGAGTAACTCCCGATCTGTTCGATGACTTCCAGCAGGCGCTGGTTTATATCGGCGTTCTCTACTTCCTCAATTTCAGGAAGCGATACAAACACCCCACCAGCAGACTGTGCGACAGCATCCGCAATGTAGTGAGTGCCAGCCGCGCGCTGTAAAATCATTGCCCATCCCAGCGGGAAAATCTGATCGCCATCTGCACGAAGGCGGTTGAATAAAGCGTTCTCTGTTACATCCAGCCACTCAGCAGCTTCAGCGTAACCCCCCGGCAACGCCGCGATAGTTTTTCTGACAGCTTTCACGTACCACTCAGGCTGTTTTTCTACTTTCCAGTGATGCTTACCCACGGTTAGCCTCATCGTTCTGTGGTTAAAAATTGAAGGTGTTCTGTTAATCTTTCGGATAGATATCCGGTCTTAAGTCAGATTTCGTAATTGCACCTGACGTGCATTGCTCAAGTTTTTTAGCCAGCACAAAACTGGCTTTTTTATAACCATTGAAAACCAGCCGTAAGTAGCCTGGTGTTGAGCCAACTTTTCCGGCCAACTCGCCCTGCTGTTCTTTGGTTAAAGAGTCCCAATACGCTTTCATACAATATGTACCTCCGATATACATATTACATGATTGAGATGAACCTTCAAGATACTTGTACCCTATCGGTACAAAGGTTTTAATTTCGTTATGAAAACAGTCCATGACATCCGGCGGTCTAACGCCAGAAAACTGAGAGATGGTGTTGGCGGGAATTCTTCCTTTGCCACCATGATTGATCGCGAGCCAACCCAGACCAGCAGGTTTATGGGAGATGGTGCTACTAAAAATATCGGTGACAGCATGGCACGGCACATCGAAAAATGTTTCGACCTGCCTGTCGGATGGCTTGATCAAGAACACCAGACAACAAACATCACAAAAAAACCTGATGTTTCAATTACTAACAAACAAATAACGTTAGTCCCTGTCATATCATGGGTACAGGCCGGAGCATGGAAAGAAGTTGGCTATTCTGAGGTTGATTTGAGCACAGCAGAAACTTATCCCTGCCCTGTACCCTGTGGCGAAATGACTTATATCTTGCGGGTGATTGGTGATTCAATGATTGATGAGTACCGCCCGGGAGACATGATTTTTGTAGATCCTGAAGTCCCTGCCTGCCACGGTGACGACGTTATTGCATTGATGCACGATACAGGCGAAACCACCTTTAAGCGGTTGATAGAAGATGGAACACAGCGTTACCTCAAAGCATTAAACCCAAACTGGCCTGAACCTTACATTAAGATCAACGGTAATTGCTCTATAATTGGTACAGTAATTTTCTCAGGAAAACCAAGAAGATACAAAATAAAGGCCTAATCAATATTTATAACCTGCTTCGGCAGGTTTTTTTATACTTGACAATGTACCCTTGAGATACATAATGTATCTAAAAGAAACATGCCGCAGGCAAGATTAAACAAAATTTGGTTGTAACACGGCGTATGGCACATGCGTCGTTAGCGGTCTGGGGACGTTAAAGGGGACAATCCACTCCTTGCTCGGGCAAACAAACCAGGTAGCCGGAATGTGCAAGTCAATGAGGATGCTGATAAGACGCCTAACCAGCGTGGCGATTCGGTTTGACGCCTGGGAAGAGACCAGGGTGCAACGATGAGGGCATTTATGGAACCGCGACAAAGTGTGGTGCCGTAACTGGCTAAGTGCTCTCAGCGTTGTGGTAATCCGCGAAATGGCGCGGCGGTAAGTATGGCGGGGTTACTCTTTCCCCGTTGAGGACACCGGATTGTCAGGTTGACCATACGCCTGAGTGACAACCCCACCACAACAGCCACTGCTTTGGCGGTACCAGTTTGTACACTTGCTTCCAGCTGGTACCGCTCTTTTTACAAAACAGAGAAGAGCATCACCGGACGACGGGCTCATAACCCAATCCATCCGGGCGGCAGTCACCGCAGGTGTTCTTCTCTGTTTTGTGGAGAAACCAACCGACCTTGCAGGGTCGATATGATGAGGAGCAGCAAAATGGCTAGCGAACGCAGTACTGATGTGCAGGCATTTATCGGGGAGCTGGACGGCGGCGTATTTGAAACCAAAATCGGCGCAGTTCTCAGTGAAGTCGCTTCCGGTGTGATGAACACGAAAACCAAAGGTAAGGTCTCGCTCAACCTGGAAATCGAACCGTTTGATGAGAACCGTGTGAAAATAAAACACAAACTCTCATATGTTCGCCCGACTAACCGCGGGAAAATTTCCGAAGAAGACACCACCGAAACGCCGATGTATGTCAATCGCGGTGGTCGCCTGACTATTCTGCAGGAAGACCAGGGACAATTACTGACTCTTGCCGGTGAACCTGACGGAAAACTCCGCGCAGCAGGTCATTAATATCGTTCTTAATTAACTGATTATTTATCTCATCACTGAATATCTTTATATAGTGAGGACTTATTATGTCTCAGAACTTAGACGCAACCGCAATTAATCAAATCCATGCCCTTATTTCTGCTCAGGGTGTTAATGAAATTATCAGTAAGATTGGTGCCGATGCTGTGGCATTGCCTGAGAATTTCCGCATTCATGATCTGGAAAAATTTAATTTAAATCGCTTCCGTTTCCGTGGTGCGCTTTCCACTGCCAGCATCGATGACTTTACCCGTTATTCTAAAGATCTTGCAGATGAAGGCACCCGCTGCTTTATCGATGCCGATAATATGCGAGCCGTCAGTGTGCTTAACCTGGGTACTATTGATGAACCAGGTCACGCAGATAACACCGCCACCCTCAAACTGAAAAAGACAGCACCGTTTTCTGCTCTGTTGTCTGTTAATGGCGAGCGTAACTCCCAGAAGTCACTGGCAGAATGGATTGAAGACTGGGCCGACTACCTTGTGGGCTTTGATGCTAATGGTGACACCATTCAGGCAACCAAAGCGGCTGCGGCAGTCCGTAAAATCACAATTGAAGCAAACCAGACCGCTGATTTTGAAGACAATGACTTCAGCGGCAAACGCTCTCTGATGGAGTCTGTCGAAGCGAAAACCAAAGACATTATGCCAGTGGCATTTGAATTTAAATGCGTTCCGTTTGAAGGCCTGAAAGAACGCCCGTTTAAATTACGCCTCAGCATTATCACTGGCGATCGTCCTGTACTGGTTCTGCGCATTATTCAGCTGGAAGCGATGCAGGAAGAAATGGCTAACGAATTTCGTGATCTGCTTGTTGAGAAATTCAAAGACAGCAAAGTAGAAACCTTTATTGGTACTTTCACCGCCTGATTTCATTACTGCAAATGCCCCTGCGGGGGCATTTATGGAAACGTAATTAACTCAATAATCACCGGATGGTGAGAGCTTCCTTTTAGCAGAATTCAGCGCGGTGCAGCGCATATAAAGTGGAGAACGAAATGTCATTTATTAAAACTTTTTCCGGGAAGCATTTTTATTATGACAAGATAAATAAAGACGACATCGTGATTAACGATATCGCAGTTTCCCTTTCAAATATCTGTCGCTTTGCAGGACATCTTTCACACTTCTACAGTGTCGCCCAGCATGCGGTGCTTTGCAGCCAGCTGGTGCCGCAGGAATTTGCTTTTGAAGCGTTAATGCATGATGCAACAGAAGCATATTGCCAGGACATCCCCGCGCCACTGAAACGACTTCTTCCTGACTATAAACGGATGGAAGAAAAAATAGACGCCGTAATCCGTGAGAAATACGGGTTACCTCCTGTTATGAGCACGCCAGTGAAATATGCCGATCTCATTATGCTGGCAACCGAACGCCGTGATCTCGGGCTTGATGATGGCTCTTTCTGGCCTGTTCTGGAAGGTCTCCCGGCAACAGAGATGTTCAAAGTTATTCCACTGTCGCCAGGCCATGCCTATGGGATGTTTATGGAACGTTTTAACGAGTTATCGGAGTTACGCAAATGCGCATGAATGTTTTCGAAATGGAAGGGTTTCTTCGCGGGAAATGTGTACCGCGAGATCTGAAAGTGAATGAAACAAATGCTGAGTATCTGGTGCGTAAATTCGATGAAGTACGTGCTGAGGCTCGCAACGAGGGTATTAACTATACCGCAAGCCGTCTTGCTGCTGCTTTCAATCACGGATTTATCAATAAGCCTTTGGCTGAAGTTTTCGACGTTACACGCATGATTCTGTCAGCAAAAGAAGAGTTAGCTAATGAATCGCATCCGATTGATGGCCTGTCCGGTGAATATGCAGAGAAATCCCTTGAAGAATGGGCGGAACGGCTTCGCAAAGGAGGCAGCCAGTGACTGGACATGCAGCAATCCTCGACATGTGCTGTGGCAGTCGCATGTTCTGGTTCGATAAGAATGACGACCGGGCGATATTTAGCGATATCAGAAAGGAAGAGCACACATTGTGTGATGGACGACGCCTGATTATCAGTCCTGACCTGATAGCTGATTTTCGTGCACTACCATTTGCAGACGCATCCTTTTCGATGGTTGTATTCGACCCTCCGCATCTTGAGCGTGTTGGTGATAACGCCTGGATGGGAAAGAAATATGGACGGCTGAATAAAGATACCTGGCGTGATGATTTACGGCAGGGATTCAAAGAAGCCTTTCGTGTGTTGTGGCCATACGGCGTTCTGATTTTTAAATGGAATGAAACGCAAATACCTGTTCGCCAGATATTGGCACTGACCGACAGAAAACCTGTTATCGGTCAACGAACAGGAAAGGGTGACAAGACCCACTGGATTATTTTTATGAAGGAGGGCAACCAGTGAGCAAGATTGATTATCAGACGCTACGGGAACGTTATTCACCTAAGCCAGTACCTGAGTGCTCTGTTTGTGGCGAGGAAATGTCAATACAGCGTATATCTGGAGCACATGTCGTTTATGCCTGCTCCAGTTATGGTGGTGATGGAGATTTCAAAATTGGTCGAACACTTGCCGACGAACATTATGAAAAATCACGCGTAACAGTAGTTGATGACAGTGACCCTGATGTGATTGCACTACTGGACGAACTGGAGGCAGCAAAATCAAAACTCAACGAGCAGCGTGAGTATTACGAAGGTGTTATCTCGGATGGAAGTAAGCGTATTGCTGAACTGGAGAAAAGCGAAGAGCAACTCATCAATGAGCGTGACCATGCTGAGTCTGCTTTAGATGATATGTACTTTGCAGCAACCGGTAACAGGCCGGAGTGGAGCAACTGGTTCGGCTTTTCAGATGCTGTCGATGCCGTGGTTGACAGAATTGCTGATTTAGAAGCTAAACAATGCATTGAAGAGATGAGTAAACAAAGTTGCGAAGCTCGGGAGCGTGATTTGTTTGAATCATGGGTAATGCATTCAATTTGTATTTCCAAATCGACGCTTGAAGGATTGCGCACCGAAACTGGATACCGTAACGCGACCTTATCAGGAACAGACTTCAACCGCATGTGGAAACAATGGAAATCTATCCGCGCCGCTGGCATTCGCATCAAAGGAGAGTGATATGAACGGACAAATATCAATTGTTCGACCGGGAGCATGTGACGATCGCGAGATACGAATGATTATTCGTCTGGCGATGGGGAAAACAATAACTGCTCTCATTACTCCTGAAAATCTCGCATTAGCATTAACAGGAAAGTCAGACTTGCCAGTAGAGCTAAAGCTGCGAAATGTTGAGATTAAGGTGAAATAGTTATGAATACTCTTACCAAAGAATGGTTACAGAACACGATTACCAGCATTGAGTCAGCACGGGATGAAATACCGTTCGGACTCGATGAAGATCAAAACAACATGCTTACCGCATTAAAAATTGCACTGGCATCACTGGCAGCAGTATCGGATGAACGAGCAGCCTATGAATTATTTATGGAGAAGCGTTTCGGGGAATCTGTAGATCGCCGTAGGGCAAAAAATGGCGATAGAGAATACATGGCATGGGATATGGCGCTTGGCTGGATTATCTGGTGTCACCGCGCCGCCATGCTTCAGGGTAGCCAACCTGTAAGCCAAACTTACAACTTGCCAGAATTAATCGAAGGCATGGAAGTTTCCATTGATATAAGCACTTGTGATGCTGATTTAGGTAATCGCTATTTCGGCACCGTCACCGAAGCGTTAGAACTTGATACAGCCAAGAATGGTTACATCCTCTTGGTTCAGGACGCAGAGCCAAACTTCGATGTAAATGGCAACTCTCCGGGAACTCCGGATAGTTGGATAAGCTGTAGTGATCGAATGCCTGAAAAGGGCCAGAACGTGCTTATTTCGGTGAATTTCGATAGCTCTCTGGTTGAACCGCTAATATGCTCCGCACGCTATACCGGAAGCACCTTTCGGCGCGGAGATGCAACGATTAAGCCGGGTAATGGTATTGAGCAAGCAACTCACTGGATGCCGCTACCGGAACCGCCGCAGGAGGTGAAGTGATGAACAACTTAATGATCGACCTTGAGACGATGGGGAAAAATAAGGATGCACCGATCGTTTCCATTGGCGCGGTGTTCTTCACTCCAGAAACCGGAGACATCGGACAAGAATTCTATGCGGTTGTCAGCCTAGACAGTGCTATGAAGCAAGGAGCTACACCTGACGGCGATACCATCCTGTGGTGGTTGAAACAAAGCCCTGAAGCGCGAGCTGCAATCTGTATTGATGATACTTTGTCGATCAGCGATGCTCTCTCAGAACTAAACCATTTCATTAACCGGCACGCAGACAATACGAAATATTTAAAAGTCTGGGGTAACGGGGCCACCTTCGACAACGTAATTTTACGTGGAGCTTACGAGCGAGCAGGACAAATCTGCCCGTGGGCGTACTGGAATGACCACGATGTACGCACGATCGTTACGCTTGGGCGTTCCATGGGATTCGACCCCAAAATGGACATGCCTTTCGATGGCGAACGGCACAACGCCCTGGCTGATGCCCGTCATCAGGCAAAATATGTTTCCGCTATCTGGCAGAAATTAATTCCTGCCACCAGCACAGAATTATGATTTTCCCGGGTGCAGCCGGTTTTGATGGAGAAAATTATGAACACCTTGTTTTTACTGATGGCTGAATTCAATACCCCAAACATTGAACTCTCAGCAGTTAGCCAAAAGTACTTTGGTATGAGTCCAGCCACGGCAGAAGCAAAAGCAAACGCTTGTAAGTTGCCCGTTCCAACATATCGCATCGGCACATCACAAAAAGCAAAACGTTGCATCAATATTCAAGATCTTGCGGAATACATAGACAAAAGGCGAGAAGAAGGACGTATCGAGTGGGAACAGGTCAGAACAGTCAAACAGAAGGACAAAGAACATCACTAAAGAAAAAACCCGCCTGAAGGCGGGTTTTCAAAAAGCACCAGCTATGATCATGCTGCTTTGCGACGACGAAGCTTACCCTGCTGCTCTTTACCAGAGACAGTAGCGTGAGTGAACGCATTAGGAGCAGCCTTCATCAGAACTTCAACAGCAGCACCCATACCTGCGAATGCTTTCATTGTGTCGAACTTAACCTGTGGCTTGGTTGCTTTTTGATCTTTCATAGAAAACTCCCGAGACAGTAAAGGCGTCTCTAACCCTTTCTTTAAAGCTAGCTTGTTTCGCTAACTTATGCCAATCGATCATGTCGATTGGTGACATCGTTTCTTAGTAGTTTAAGCACAAAACGACTGCCATAGATGTACCTTTAAGGTAATCTGGACGGGTATCCTACAATTTGTAGACCCTTCTCGTCTATACCTACTGAGCAAATTTAAGAAAGATATCCTGCAGCTCATCAATGACTGCAGACATCACATAACCGCACTGTTCCATGCGGAAACCAAAAGACTCGTAATACTGCACCAGTTCTGGTACTGGCTCTACAATGTGGACAACTTTACATTCAACAGCTTTACAAAATATAAAAGCACTCATAAGAGTGAGTAAAACCATGCGCCCTTTCAATGGGTGAGATTCATCTTCTCTAGAAAACCTTTCGATCATATGGATACGAAAGATGTTTTCTTCAACCCCATAAACACAAATTGCTGCTCCTGATGGTATTCCCTGAACCCGACCTTGCTGAACAAGTTTTATGCAGAACTCATACTTTTCTCTGGAGTTGCCATAGGTGCTTAACGCATAGTCCCATTCAAGCTCACCATAGCCACCACACAGAATCTTGTAATCATCATCACTGAGCGGACCAACAGCAAGAGGTAAGCCGACATGATCAATAATCAACTGGATATTGTTACGTACAGATTGACCTATCTCGTCTAGGGTAAGCATCAT